AAAAATGTCTGTTCAATGTTCTGCTGAAAGTAAAGAAGGTGACAATGAGATTGCGCAGGCTTTAATTGACTTAGGCGAAGATGAAGACCTTGAAGGTTGGGAACTTATTTCAAGTGAAGAAGTAGACTACGAAGCTGAAGAATTAGAAGACCAAGACCCAAGTTTATTAAGTAAGATTTGGAACTTTGTAAGCACAGGAACTGCTAAACCTAATAGTAAGTCAAAACAAGACAAAGTTGTTGATGGTGTACCTTATAAAGTACGTTACAGATACAGTCCTTTACAAGCGGGTGCAAATAGCCGTGAATTTTGTAAGAAAATGGTTGCCGCTGATAAGCTATACAGAAAAGAAGACATTATTGCAATGGGTAATAGAGCCGTAAATGCAGGGTGGGGCGCTAATGGTGCTAAAACATATTCAATCTGGAAGTACAAAGGCGGTGGAAGTTGTCACCACAAATGGCTTAGACAAACCTTTAAGGGTAAAACAGAAGGTAATTTAGCAAACCAAGACCCTAACATTTCAACTAACAAGGCAAGACGAGACGGTTTTAATCCTGTTAATGAAAGAGAGGTTTCAATGAAGCCAAAAGATATGCCGAATCAAGGGTTTTTACCAACTAATAAAAGATTTCAATAATGGCTAAAGCACTTTTTATAAGCACCAAAGACATAAAGCGTTATTCTATAATGAATGGTAATGTAGACAACGACAAGTTCATACAGTACATAGAAATAGCGCAAGAAATACACATACAAAATTACTTAGGAACTAAACTATATGAAAAGTTAGAAACTTTAATTATAGACAACGAAATAAACGACCCTTCAAATAGCGCATATAAGACACTTTTAGAGACTTATGTAAAACCAATGACAATACATTGGGCGCAAGTTGAGTTCTTGCCTTATGCGGCTTATACAATAAGCAATGGGGGTGTATATAAACACACTTCAGAAACTGCACAAAGCGTAGACAAAGATGAAGTTGATTATTTAGTTGAACAAGAACGTAATGTAGCACAACACTACACAAGACGTTTTATTGATTTTATGAGTTTTAACCAAGCAACGTATCCAGAGTACTATCTGAACGTAAATGACGATATGTACCCAGATACAGATTCAAACTTTACAGGGTGGGTAATTTAGAGACTAAAGTAAGATACAAAGTAAAAGCAGAAAACATAAAGAAATTAAAGTTGTTTTTAAAAAAAATAAATAAAACACATAATGTTAAAAAACCTTGTAAACTTAATTCTTAATTTTTTTGGTGTTAAAAGCACCGAATATATACAAGAAACTTGGTGGGGAAATGTAAATGAAGCAAATGGATGGGGTATTGTATATCCTTTTGACATAGATGGTAGCTGGCTAAGAGTAGATACAATAAACGAAACATCAGATGTTACTAATATAACCGCAGATAAAACAATATATTAAATAATGGCACAACAAACAATAAACATAGGTACTACCGCCAACGATGGTACAGGAGACCCATTAAGAACCGCATTTGATAAAGTAAATTCTAACTTTACAGAACTCTATAATGACGAGTCTCAAGGAGAGGTTAATTCTATTATTGCAGGAGATGGTATAAGCGTGGACACCGCCACAGGCAATGTTACTGTAACCAATACAATAACCAACAACAACCAATTAACAAATGGTGCAGGATATGTAGACGGAAGCGGTACTGCAAATAAATTACCTAAGTTTACAGATTCAGACACAATAGGTAATAGTACTATTACAGATGACGGAACAAATGTAAGTATTACAGGAGATTTTACTGCCGATGCAATATACCTAAACGATATGACATTAGGTAGTGGTGCTTTATATTATGGTGCTGATAGATTAACTTTAGCTAATTACAATCCAACAGGAAGTGTTTATATAGAAACAGGTGGTGGAAGTTATGCTATGGTTTTAGATGAAAATCAAAATGTTGGTATAGGTACGAGTAGTCCTGATGCTCGTTTTTCAGTAGTTTCTTCTTCACCTAATAGTACTGCTGCAAAAATTGGAGGTATAGAATATGGAGGCAGTCAAAGAGGTCTTACTATTAAAACATTCCAAAGTTTAGGTGGAGATGATTGTGGAGTAGAATTTAATGCTGCTGAAGGTTTAGCAGGCTATGGTTCTTTTGTATTTAAAGCAGACACAACAGAACGTATGCGTATTGACTCAAGTGGTAATGTAGGTATAGGTACGAGTAGTCCAAGTGCTAATTTAGACGTTAATTTAAACGCTCAATTTAACAAATCAAGTACAGATGGGGGGTTTGTGAATATACTTGGTAATAATAGTTATATTGCTATAGGTGCAGATAAAGGTGGCGGAGCAGTTTTAAAATATAATAGTAATGGAAATTTAGATATTACACCAAGAAGCGGATTTAATACAGTTTTTACAAGCGGTAACGTAGGTATTGGTACGAGTAGTCCAACCACTAAATTAGATGTTGTTGGTACTTATAGAATGCAACTTAGAACTGATGATGCTATTCCTGAATTAAGAGCAACAACTGCTAATGGTGCTGCTTTTAAAGAACTTGGATTAAATGGTAGTCAATTAGTTTTTAACACTTCTTCTACAGAACGTATGCGTATTGACTCTGCAGGTGCTCTTTTAATAGGGAAAAGTAATTATAGTGTCGCAACTAATGGACTTATAATTGACAATCCTACAATGAATAATTCTTTAACTCATTCAATTCCAAATGGTGTTTCAATTAACACTTATCACGTTTATAACACAACAGATGCATCATATAAATTTTATGTAAAATCAAATGGTGGTGTAGCTAATTACTCTGCTAATGATACAAACTTGTCAGATGAAAGAACTAAGACAGATATTAATCCTCTTGGGTCTTATTGGGATAAATTTAAGGCTCTTGAATTGGTTACGTTTAAGTATAAAAATCAAGACCATAATGATGACAATATAGGTCTTATTGCTCAACAAGTAGAAAGTGTTGCCCCTGAGTTTGTTTGTAATGACGGTTTTAAGGAATTAGAGCCAAGCGAAGAACCTTTAAAATCTATTTATACAACAGACTTGTATCACGCTGCTATCAAAGTATTACAAGAAGCAATGTCTAAAATAGAAACATTAGAATCAGAAATAGAAATATTAAAAACCAAATAAAAACTAAAATGAAAAATTGGACAATCTCAAGCGTTAAAGCACAAGTAGAACAAGACGGATTACAAAACGTAATTCACACAATCCATTGGCGATTAGGAAAACAAGACGGAGACCACTATGCTGATGTATATGGTTCTAAGTCTTTAGAAGCACCTTCTGCTGACAATTTTATCGCTTCTGAAGATGTTACTTTAGAAATGGTAAAAGGTTGGTTAGAGGCTTCCTTTGAAGCTGAAGAATTAGAAGCATTAGAATCTAACTTAGACGCTCAACTAGACGCTAAAGCAAACCCTACGGAAGTAGAATTATCACTTAATTAATAACCCTTAAATACAATTAAAATGGCTAAAAACGAAAAAACACCCATTACTATTGACGACAAAGAGTATTTCTTTGAAGATTTAACACAAGAGCAACAAACTATTGTAAACCACATTTCTGACCTAAGTAGAAAAATAGGCAGTTCAGAGTTTAACTTGCAACAACTAAACTTTGGAAAACAAGCGTTTGTAAATGCACTTAAACAATCTTTAGAAGAAGAAGAATAATAAAAAGGGGGCTGCAATGCCCCCATTATTACTATGACACTTGACAATAAAATATCATTTATAAGTGGGTTTGTGTTTACTGCCCTATCAACTGTATCATTAATGGGAGTAGCACAAGCAGCAATGGTTGGTCTTGTCGGTGGTTTCTTTGGTTTATTAGGAAAAGAATTATACTACTTTGTAAAAAAGAAAATAAATGAGAAAGTTAATTGAGTTTGGAATATTTAAGTACATAGAATTAAAGCTATGGCTACAAGATAAAAAGAACGGAACTACATTTGATATGTTTAAGTTCGGTTTATTTTGGATGCTTATAATGATTTTAGCAAGTATTTTATTGGGCAAGATAATATGAAATATAATTAATGTAATAATTATTTTTTTTGCATTACTATATTTTATAATTTTTTAAAACTGCATTATGATTTTAACACCACATTTTAATAAAAAAGAATTTGCTTCAAAAGATGGTGCTGGTATGCCAGAACCTGTTTGGGCAAACATAATAATACTTGCAAGCCAATTAGAGGTGCTTAGAAGCCATTTAGGGAAGCCTATTAATGTAACAAGTGGTTTCCGTTCAGAAGCACATAATTACCGCATAGGAGGCAAGAAAAACAGTCAGCATACACTTGGAAAAGCAAGTGACCTACAAGTAAAAGGTTTAAAACCTAAAACAGTTTACAAAGCTATTGAAAAGCTAATAGAAGAAGGTAAAATGTTACAAGGTGGTTTAGGTCTATATGACACATTTGTACACTACGACATAAGAGGTGAAGAAGCCAGATGGGACAATACAAGTAAAGATGAGCAAAAAGCCGTTTAAAGACACTAAATTAGGTAGGTTTTTATTAGGTAGTAAGTCAAGCGTTGGTGATGCAATTGCAGACATATTACCAGATAGTGGTTTATTGGGTATTGTTAAAAAACTAATAGATACAGACCCAGACCTAACAGACGAAGAAAAAGACCAAGCACATAAACACTTGGTTGAGTTGTACGAACTTGAAGTAATGGACAGGGATTCCGCAAGGGAACGTGAAGTTAAGTTAAGAAAGTACGGTTTGGATTGGATGTTTAACGCAACAGGAATTGTTGGTTTATCGGCATTTGCTTTTTTAGTTTATACAGTAGTTACAACTGAAGTTCCAGAAACAAACAAAGAAATATTTATACACCTTTTAGGTATTGTTGAAGGTGTTGCTTTAAGCATCTTTGGATATTATTTTGGTTCTGCAAAAAAAGAAAATAAGTAGGTAACATTTGAACATAGTTACCCTATTGTATTTTAGAAAACATTTTTTAAAAACTTGTTAGAATCACAAACCTTTTTAGAATGTTTCTTGATTCGCCTTCGTTTAGACTTCGGCTTTCAAGTTTAATTGTTGTCCGTTCTTTTGTTTTGTAAAGTTACAGGTTTTTTTTGGAT